GGGCCAGATAGTCCTGCCATCCACGTGCGCTATACCCGTTGGGCTTAACCTTTGGTAGGTGATTCGCATTCGAGCTCATATGGGTTCTCCTTACTGACCCCTTAAATATAAGCGGTTTGCGCTGAATTGCAAGCTTTAATTTGGTGAGCCCACCGGGATTCGAACCCGGATTTGCCGATTAAAAGCCGGCTACTCTACCAGTTGAGTTATGGGCTCGACCCCCCGGTAAGTCCATTCAGGTGGCCATCAGTTCACGAGCAGCAGGACCGTCCTTCCGCCGCCTGCGCCGGCGCTTCAGAAAGGACGTCTGATCCTTCTCGTTCCAGGACCGAATGAGTGCCATGTCCAGATAGTCCAGATCGAGACCAAAGTCCTCATAGCCCTGTGCGATCACGTCCAGATAGTGCTGCCCAGGAGGCTGAACACCACCGTGGCACATCTGATACACCAGGACATCGGCAACCTTACCGGTCTTGACCATCTTGACCTTGATGTAGATCTTCTCATAGAGACCTCCACCAACGCCCTCATACATGTCAAGCTCTTTTTCACACTCCCTGGTGATCTTCCAAAGACCACCGGGGCAGCTTTCCTTGCGGTCGTACTCGATATCGGCTACACCGCGAAACACCAGGCGTGAGTGGGTGAGATGAAACGAGCCCAGCTTCTTGGCCTTGGGGCATCTGCGCTTCATCGCCTCGACACAGAGATTGCTTCCATAGGCGAAATACAACATGTCGGAATCTCCTTGCTGACTCCCTATATATATAAGCGCTTTGCGATGAATTGCAAGCCCCCGCATCAAAAGATTTCGTCCTTGAGTCTGGGGTTGAGGCGATCCACACCGGGACCCTTGTGCTTGATCCACGGACCCGGCGGGTCGCCCTGACCGTCCCAAACTAACGTAGCAAGGAACGCCTCGTGGCGGAGTTCGTAGCAATATCGACTGCTATAACCGGTCTCATCCAGACCTGTGAACAGACCAGTGGTAAAGTTCATATTCATCAGGCCGATCCACCTGCCGTCCTTGAGCTGTCGAACGTTTGTGTAGCCCTCTGATAGGAGCAGCTCTTCGGTGGTCATGATCGATCCTGAATGATGTGAATGACGATGGGTGCACGCGGCATTGAGCCGAGTTGGTACCCCAATAGTCCACACGCTGCGATGAATGTGATTAGTATCACCGCAAGAATAACTTCAGACCAGTGCATGTTAATCCATTCGACAAACTTCGAACTCACCACCGGGCTGCACAATGGCAACCCATGAATGATTGTAGAAGCGGATCAACTCATTCCGAAGAATGGTCTCGGCTAGCAGTTTAACCGGTGGGTCGCCTGGGTACTGCAGGTCACCATTGGCCAGCATGGTGAACCCCTGGAAAGGGACCCACCCGCCACCGTGACCATAGGACCGATCGAACTGCTCCCGCGCGGGCATAGGATTGCCCTCGTTGAGAAACAGTGGGATGTATCCGAGCATCTCGATCGTTGCCTGTGGGTGCTTCATCGTCCAGATCATCGGTTTCTCCAGTTATTAGATCCGTGCGCCGTTGCCGTGTGGTGTTGCTGCGCAGTATTTCGCCACCGTGTAAGGTGCGCCTTGGCGCACGGCTTGGCGTCGTGCATGTGGGTCATTGGGTCATCCTGGGCCATTGCTTGACATCCGTTCTATCAGTTCATCGGCGCAGTCGAGCCAATCGGTATGCATCTCGGGGTAAGCTCCCTCTTCACCCACCTGATCCCATGGACGGCTCGTCCGCATCTCGAACATGTCGTACAAGTGTCGGGCGAGGCGCTCGCGGAACTGGCTGTTCGACAGGGCCCGATGCCAGCCTGGATTGCGGTCGAGCCATTGTTTGATGGTGGGCTGCATTGTGATTACTCCTTGTAAGTCCATTCAGTGCGTGGTTTCGGTTTCGTCAACCAGCAGGCCGATCCGAACGAGGTCGGCAACGAAATCTTCTGCGCTGCCGCACCGCACCCGCTTGCCCGTTTGTAGCAAGACTCTGCCTTGGGTCTCTTTCATAAACTTGCGATCGTTATCTGATTGCGTGAAAGAAATCTTGTGCAGTTCTTTCACAATACCCTCTGGGGTCGTTGCCCCCAGAGGTTGTCCATCATTGGTCCGGTACATAGCTGCTTATCTCCTCTCGGTGATGACACGATTGAGTTGAGCTACCCGCGCCTGCAGGAAAGCCAACTCGTTCGCAGGGATATTAACCGTATTTGCAAAATTCTGCAAGGAATCATCTCCCTCGGGCTGCAAACCTTTCACGGCCGCGTCGTAGATGCGCAAGCAAACCCGTACCCAATGCTCTGCTTTGTCGGCATCGACCGTGCCCTGGTGCTGCCTGAACTCGACCGTTGTGTGTCGCCAGAAGGCTGCGAGATTAACCTTGAGGAACCGCTCAAGTCTATTCTCCATTTGTGCGGGATAGCTTGGCATGATGTTTAACAAGCTACCCGCATATGCCAGCGCCAGCTCGTCTATATTGGTGGCGGCTGCAATTAGAAGCGACCTGGCACCATCTTCCACCCGCGCTTTGGTCGAGCGGCAATAACTATTGTTATTTGCACGGCGCGTCTGGGAAGTGATAGAGTCAATTGCGCCTTCATAGTGACCATAAAGCTTGATCAGATTGCGGAAGAAGTTAACATCTCGGCCTTCTGCGCCGATATGCACGTGAAAGCCTGCCTGGCGGCGAACTGTGCAGCCCTTTTCTTCCAGAAACTTCATCATCTTACGCATCTGCTGGATGCCCTCGCTGCCTTGCAGCACTGGGGACACCACTTCAATGCCATTTCTACGATCACCAAGCGAACCGTCCTGCGTGATCTTCCACACATTAGGCCGGACGGGATCACGATAATAACCAATCACTGCTTGAAAGCCTGCGCTGATCATGTCAGCCATAAGGCTGCGTTGACCCATATTCCGGGGCATGTAGCATTCGATCTCAACGCCGAATGTGTAATCGGTGAGGTCGGCGTCAAGCGCGGTGCTGAGTGCCACAATTGCTGTGCTGGTGTGAGGCGCCCGTGGACCGCGAGGCGTCACTGTGCCTTCGGTCAACAGCACTTCCGGGAGCTGCTCCAGCAGGCTGGGCATCGGTAAGCGTTCAATCAGCCAGGTCCGATTTGTGTTTATCACCCGCTGGCGCAAGGCCAGCAAGCGAACGGCCCGCCACCGAACTGAGGTCCAATTGTTGGTCCACTGATTGGTGTTCCACTGGGACACGCCACTCAGATGATGGCGTACCTGTGTTGCGATGGTCCGATACTCATTGTGGATCTGCTCGTCCCACCAGGCCGGACCTTGGCCATTGATTGTGGGGGGTAGATTAATGCGAGGCATGAGCTTGTCTCCGTTCTGACAAAGCTATATATAAGCTTTTTGCAGCACATTGCAAGCTATCATGCAAAATGATTTGAATTCTTTTATTGAGCGTTGTCAAAGGCTTACGATGGGTTTATGGACGAATTTCGGGCGACTGTACGGCACCGGAAGTGGGGGTTTCGGACCCTTCGAGTACATAGCAGTGGGATACGAATACCGCGCTCCACGAGCCTTGAGGCCGGCCTTTGTGAAACGACCCTTGAATGGACTTACGCGGCCGAAAACGTAACGAATCACTAGGACGGTGAGGCCGATCACGTTCAGACCGACCCACACCGCCAGAACTATTCCAGCGGTTAGCACCCCTAACCCCCCACCCTTGAATTGAACCCAAAAAGTAGCAGCGTATTGCAATGCGGTGCAATAGCTAATTTCGCAGGTCAGGTATGCAAGTTTGCATATTGCAATGCGGTGCAATATCGCTTACATTTCCTGAGTCAGATGGAGAATTTTTATGAAGCTCTGGATTTTGACTTTCGCCCTTGACGACGACCACTTCGTTGGGACTTTCTCCACCGAGGAGAAGGCGCAGGCAGCATCAGCTGCCTTTTCCAAGGATGCCGAGCAGGCAACGATGTGGATATCGATTGTCCCGGTCGAACTTGATAACGACGATCTGGTCGATATTGAATTGTGCGGTACGGGCGACTAGACATGAGTTACCTCGTTGGACGACTGATCAACGAATACCAGATTCACGCATTCTACTACTGCCAGACCCTGGAAGAAGCAAAGTCTGTCTGTGCAGTTGAATGGGTTGGTCAACACAATATCTGGAGCGGCAAGGATTATGATGACGATACGATATACGTCATCATAAAGCGGACTCCAAATTAAATCTCGTCTGAATGCTTATTTCCTTTTGCAGTTTTGTGCAAAGCCTATAAGCTTGCAATATGCCCGTCAGCAAGCAAACACCGCTAACAGCTCAAGCGACTCACGAGCATAATTTTGAGCAGTCTTACGCTGACTGGGAAGCCTCGGTGTTTGATAGGGCTGCTTACTTTGCAGTGATCGAGCTGCGCTATGGTGGGCGTGGCCAGCAAAGATACACAAAGTGGACGGTTCTCCCCTGGGCACTGCGCTATGCGCGGGAACATGTGGAGACCGGTCCCTGTGTGTATGCCGTAGTAGAGTCTGGAAGGTTTACAGTTCTCGACCGCGAAAAGTGGGATGATTGGGAAACACGTTGGCGTCGGTCTAGAGAACACATCAAAGCCTGACTGAATGGAGTTATTCCCTTACCAGCGGAAGGGGGTAACTTTTCTAGAACGCAGAAAAGGTCGCGCTCTAATTGCCGACGAGATGGGACTGGGAAAGACAGTCCAAGTATTAGGTTGGTTGCAGCATCGACGGTCGTATAGACCTACAATCATAATCTGTCCTACGTCTGTCAGATTACACTGGCAATCACTTATTCGCTTAATGTTGCACGAAGAGTGTTATCTGCCTTATTCTCAAACGGCTGCGGGTATAGGGTATGAAAATCAATCTTTCATTATCATTCATTACAGTATTGTACCTTTCTGGGTTGACTGGTTAAGAGCTCTAAAACCAAAGGTTATCGTGGTGGATGAAGCTCAGGCTATAAAGACCAACAATACAAAACGCACCAACGCTGTAAAGGCTTTGGCTCGTAAAGTCCCGCATGTTATTGGCTTGACTGGTACTCCGATCGTTAATCGACCAAGCGAAGCATTCAACATTTTGCAGATAATTGATCGCAAAACCTTTCCCAATCAACGAAAGTATGCTGAGCGATATTGTGATCGTAAGCTGACATACTGGGGTTGGGATGAGTCTGGTGCAATCAACATTCCTGAACTCCATGAGCTCTTATCTTCGGTTATGTTGCGCAGGCGCAAGGTGGATGTATTAAAGAGTCTACCACCAAAGATACGCAGCTTCGTCCCACTTGAGTTGACCAATCGTAAGGAATACACCGCAGCTGAAAAGGACTTTATTGGCTATGTAAGGGAAACAGAGGGTAAGGAGGCAGCGAAAAAAGCAAACAAGGCTGCGGCACTTACAAAGGTTACTTTTCTGCGTTTGTTAGCAGCTCGAGGTAAACTAGAACAGGCAATTGATTGGATTGCTAATACAATAGAGGAACAGAAGCTAGTTGTTTTTGCAGTCCATCGTGAAATTCTTGACCCTGTTTTTAACGCATTTCGTAAAGTTGCTGTACGAGTTGATGGTAGTGTAAATGAAGCCGAGCGTGGTCGTGCTATTGATCGGTTTCAGAAGGATCCAAAGTGCAGGTTATTCGTTGGACAAACACAAGCAGCAGGTACCGGAATAACACTGACCGCAGCGAGTAATGTTGCATTTCTGGAACTGCCGTGGACTCCGGGGGACTTGTTGCAATGTGAAGATAGGTGTCATAGGATTGGTCAGGTCAATTCAGTGACAATACATTATCTTCTAGCAGCAAACACAATAGATGAAAAGATGGCGGATCTGATAGACAGGAAGCGTAGAATTTTAGACTCCGTGCATGATGGGGAAACCTTCCCATCAATCTTAGCTGAGTTGTTAAACCATTACAATAAACGGGGGTAACTATGGAAGTAGCGATACCAACTAAGCTAGCGATTAAGTTCGCATACAGCACAGGTATTGAGGTCGGATACCTGTTTTCCGAAGCGGTGGAAGCCTATTGGAAGGCCACAATTGATCCCAAATATGACCCGCGCAAAGCATCTTTCAAGACTTACGCCACCACCTGTGTCTATCGTCATCTCTGCAGTGTGATTGCGGAGTACAAGCGTAAGTATCCTGACTATGATCAGATTAGCGAAGACATGGTTAGTCAGGAACCTAGCCCCGAGGATGTTTACTATTTCAAGGAGATAGTGAGTCAGTTACCGGATGATGGTAAGTATGTGATCCATTTGGTGTTGGAAGTGCTGGATGGTATTCCTGCTTATCGGGCCCGTGCGGCAATTCGTAAAATGCTAAAGGGACAGTGGGCCTCTGTTCGGATTGACACAGCATTTCACTCTGTTAGCCTGATGCTGAAAGAGGCGTAGTTGGACATCCTTGAAATCTACCGTAGGCATGGTGTGCACTATCAGACGGAAGGTGATAGGCATACCACGCGCGGGTGGGTCAATTGTCGCTGCCCGTTCTGCACGGGCAGCCCCGGCCTGCATTTAGGCTTTAACTTACAACACAAGTTCTTTAGATGCTGGCGCTGCGGTTGGCACAGCACCGTTGATACATTGATTGAATTATGCCGCGTCTCATCCGAACAAGCTCGTCAACTGTACTATGAGCTTGGTGCCTCCGGTGGACCTTTTGTCCCGCGAGTGGACAAGACATCAAGGCTAATCAATCTATCTCGGTACAAGCGGCCTACAGATGTTGGCCCCTTACGTCCTTCTCACAAGCGATACTTGGCTGGTAGAGGCTTTGATCCTGAGAAGATTGAAGCAGAATGGCATGTATGCAGCACGGGACCTTTAGCCTATCTTGACAATATCGACTACCGGTACAGGCTGTTCATTCCTATCGTGTGGAATGATAGAGAAGTGTCCTTTCAATGCAGAGATGTCACAGGCAAGTCAGACATCAAGTACCGAGCTTGCCCACTGGATCGCGAGGCTATGCACCACAAGAATATCTTGTATGGCAGGCCGGATTGCTGGGGTTCCAGGGTCGGTATAGCGGTGGAGGGTGTCACGGATGTCTGGAGGCTGGGTGCTCAAGCCTTTGCCGTGCTTGGCATTGAGTACAAAATAGAGCAAGTGGTCCTAATCAAGAAGTTTTTTGATCGGATTGCCATTGTATTTGATGGGGATAGGCAAGCGCAGAGGCAGGCAAGAGAGCTGGGCTCTAGGCTGGATGCTATGGGAGTCGACACCTTTATTTACAAGCTTGATAAAGGCGTCGATCCCGGTAGCATGTCAGATGATGATGCGAAGCATCTAGTTAAGACGCTTCAAACTCCGCGGTAAGCACCTCTCGAGGCAGGGATGCAAGTCGTGCATCACGCATAAGGTCCAACTATCGTCGCTGTGAGTTGTATTAATTCACTATACAACGTTTGTTTTGGATCCATTTATGTTACTCTTAAGTTATACTTAAGAAATCTTTTGACCAAAGTTGTTGACTTTATTCTACGTCGAGTTAATGCAGAAAGCATCATCATAGTTACTCCAACTATCACTATTGAAACTTTGTCGTTCATATCTCCCACAATGAAAATTGGTTGTAGAATTAATGTCATCAAAACTCCAGTACAAAATGTAACAAGAGAATTCTGACCTAAAAGAATGACTGGCTTGGAAACAGTCCATCTTAAGAATTCACTCTCTCGACTGACAAAGCTATTAATAACAATCACCACTGCTAGAAAATTAGCTAGTCGGACTGGTGCTAGAAATTCTTTACTTTGAAATAGTCTCCATGGCAAACCACCAGGAAAGATGAGTTCATTTACCGATGGTATGCTAAAAATTGCGCATCCTATAACAATAGTCCAAGCTCCAATAGTTATCCAATTCCATTTATTAACTATATAAATTTCTCTGTTCTTAATCGGAATAAACTCTGGAATTAGAATTCTTCTTCTATGAGTTTGAAGATGTCGAATTGATGCACCTATGACAAATAGGAATTGCCATGACAAAGGATTTACCCAATGAGCACTGTTAAAATATGGAATATCCCACAATATAATTAAAGTCGAAAAGTAAATTGAAAAGGAAACTAGTAACGTTACCAACACATTCTTCCTAAGAGCATATAGAATAATCGGAAGAATTGCTAGGAGCATCATATATACTGGCAAAACTCCTAGAAATGGTACCTTAAACTTAAAAGAAACTAGCGCATCGATAGCTTGCTGAAAGACAGTATCAATTGAGATATAAGGAGATGACTCACCAGAAATTACTACATACAAAAAGTAGAATAAGAAAATCAGAAAGTTGGCTATGTATAGCTTACCAACTCGTTTGTAAATTTTAGTAGCTGTTGGTCGTATTCCATAGTTATTCAACATACTTCCATAGACCAAATAAGAAATGTATCCTGAGATACAAATGAAAACCTCCGATGCATCGAAGAAAGTGAAATAGCGAAGGAGTAGCGGTGATCCATGAACATGATCATAAAAGATCAAAATGAGAGCGATTCCTCGAAAGAAATCTACTCTGGGATCACGAGAGCTAAGGTAGTCAGCCGGCATCATTACACCGGTGGTACCGCGCCGATTCTCTTCAATCGGCAAAGTGTCGATATGACTTCCCTTCTGAAAATCAGCGCGTGGTTTTGGGAGACGGGACAATCTATGCTCCCAACGATACATCATTTCGGCGTAATCCATAACAGTTCCTTTCATCTCATAAACCAACGACTAATCACTTGCTTCACTCCTTTCATTGGGGAACCCCACCTTTGCCTTACTTCTTTGGCTTGTTTTTGTACTGTTATCTTTAATGGTGGATTGTGTCTTTTATGTAGTTCTTCAATTACAGCAGTGATGTCTCCTAACTTTCCATCAAAACCTACCTCAAGAACAGCTAGTGACGCAATCGAATAGGCTTCAAGCAGACGTGGTACCCATTGTGTTCTCCGCTTTAGATCCATTGGAAGGATCTTTTTCCCCACATTATTTTCAAGATTCACCCAGTTTATTGCCCGGATTTTCAGCGTTTCCATAGTTAGAAGAGCATCATTCGGATAACCAAGTATTTTAATTTCATGTATCTTATTCCAAAACATCTGTTTATATTCATTAATCAAGCCCATTTCAAAGGTATAGCGCATGGCTCGGTGAAGTTTTTGATTACCTCGCTGTCCATGTTCCAAGTGGGTTAGTATGTGAAACCATGCGTCCTCAAACGGATCTCTACTGGGCTTCAGTCTAGGACGACGATACTTGGTGATGGATGAAGGTGTAACTTCCACCACTTCCTTAACTTTGGGTAACGGTGCGGGTGGAGGCAACACAGGAGGAGTTAATAACTTAGGTGGTGCTTCCGGGTATACCTTGGGTGCACGTTTGCGCCTGGCCGCACCCGCGCGAGGTAGAGTAGATTTCTCAGGTGGAGCCTGAATTATCTCTGGTGGGATTGGTGGTACCTGCGCAGCATATGTCGCCGCTTCTGCTTCCCGACATCCGTTAATAAGTGCTGCAACCTTATCCAAATTAACCCCATTACCATTGGATTGCGGATTAGTTACAGAGACTTCGTTATTACAGGTAGGACATGTATAAGCAGGTTTTTGATTGGAAGATGGCCAATGGGATAGATAACGTTTATTCCCACAATCTACACAAGCAGTCGTATCAGGCTTAAGCCGAATAAAATCAGAACGTTGCAGACGGGGAATATTTCCCCGACTGTTTTTTCCCTGATCATCTTGACGCTCAATGAGTGGGCGGACATATGATATAAATAACCGCCATCGGGCAGTATGCAAACCTACATCAATCGGTGAATCTCCTCTGCCATTAATCCGGGAGGATCGGCGGAGGGCTAGATGGGGTGGAATTGATTCTTCCACCCCAGCAAAGAGCCCTCCTAACCGAACCCAAGACTCTGGGTTCGCCGCTAGATTAGCGACGGTTTGTTGTCGCCAGGTTAGCATATCGGCGAGGCAGCCTGTGCTAACCCTGAGGATGCGGAACCACCCTGCATCCGAATGATCCTCTCGAGTTCGGCTTGCACCTTGTTGAGATGATCCTTCAAATCCAGAATCGCATTAAGGGAATCACGGGGATTTACCAATGCGGATAGATGCAGATGCTCAACTCCCTTGCTGGCCTGCCTGCTCAATCCACGGCAACCACCAATAAACTTTGTTCCCATAGTGGAGGAGGTCTTACCAACCCGGGACTTGATGCGACGCTGCTCTTCCTCGGCCTGATCGTGATACTTCTTAACCACGGCCATCTCAGCATCCTGTCCCTTGGTCTTTACGGCATTGACATCACGAACCATATTCTCAACCGTTCTGCCCGTGACGGAGTAGTAATGGGGCAGTTCGGCCGCCTTCTGATAGACGATATCTGAGCCGATTTTATTGAGAGCAATGATTGTGTTCTGGGGTTGATTGCCATTATCGAAGTCGAACCCCAGCTTCGATGCACGCTTAATCCCCTGATACTCATTCCAAGCACTCAATGCTGTGGCGGCGGGAATGTGGAACATCTTCGCCAGCTCAGGAATGGTAGTATTGGGAAACTTTTCGTGCATCGAGAAGATATGATGCGTGACATCTTGCCTGGTATCACGCTTGCCTTCGATACCGTTAAGCAAGCGCAGCAACAGCTCCTGACGATACTGATCAGGCTCAGTCACGATATAAGCATCATGCCAGTCGAGTTTGCAGTCCTTGGTCGCCTTAATCCGGTGCATTCCTGTACCGACAAGGTATTTGGCTTGATCGACTGCAAAGACAACAATCGCCGGAAATGGAGCGCCCTCAAGCATGGCTAGGCCATACTCGTTGACGAGCAAATCATCAATTTTTCGCCTTAGACGAGCTGGATTTTCCTCACTCGCCTTGAGATCAATATCGCTGAATAGCAGTTTCTCCACATAGCGAAACTTGTAGTTACCCTGCTTAAATAGGGCTTCAGTTCCTGCGTGTTTTGTCATAATCCTTTCCTTTCAATGTACGTCAGCAGTTAGTATATATATGCTCGCGCAACACATTGCAAGCTATTTTTGCGACGGCTTGCAATTCATTCATTCTTCCTCTATTAGTCCAGCTTCTCGTAATGCAGTTATATACGATTCGAGGTATGGAATCATTAGTTTCAACCGATTGACTAATTCGGTTGCAGATCGACCAAAATCAATCTGTTCACCATTATCCGCCTCCCGACGTATATTATGTAAAAGTGCTTCTTGTATGGCAGTTACAAGTTTTCCAGGACTGTAATGTCGCGAATTCATAAAGTTTGAGATACTCAGTAGTCGGTCATCAATTAGTACCTTATCTCGAAGTAAGTTTGTAATTCTGGTGGGGTGTAGATGGACTCTACCATATTGTTGGGTAAAGGCTAGATGGTCCTGAATTGGTGCGTCTATTGGTGGACGTTCAACTTCACCCGGTTGTGTCCATGGTGTTAGGGTCATTGGTGGTATAACAATAGGTGTTCGCCTAACTGGTGCTTGGCGAACAGGTGTTTGTCTGGTTAATGGTGGGGTGGTAGATCTTTGGGGTCGATTTTGTCTTAATTCCTTTATTTTGGCTGTTTGTTGAGTTTTGGTCATTCCTATGAAACGGTGTTGTTCAGGAATAGGTAGATCTCGAGCGATGAACACAATTGAACCAATTGCAAATTCTTTTCGATCCATAAGCTCTATTATTTCTGGAATACCTTTCTCAACGACAGTCACTGCTTCATATGCTGTGCTTCTATTACTAAGACCAACTCGTTTTGCTGCATCATCTGGACTTAGAAAAGCAACTCCAGTATACTGCAGTTGCTCTTGACGGTGGTCCCCACCATGCGGTCTCACAATCTTCTTGAACCAACCGGCTCGTTCACTGATCTTGTAACCGTCTCGCATTTCGTTCTCGTCTATTTCAGGTATTATGATTTCATCGATGTTTATACTTGTCATTGTTCTATCTCATAAAAGAGGAAGGCGGACGGCTGTTGCCGCCCGCCCCCTTTGATCAGTTTCTTATTGTGCTGCTTCGGCCAGTTCTGCAGGTTCGATAAAGCGCGGGAAACGCTCATCGGTGCGCAGAAAGAGACCATTGCGACCAATTCCCTTATCCTGTTTAAACAGATTGAATGCCTTGATCAGCAGAGCGAGACGTGGACCATACTTAAGATCCATGTCGTTCTCCTGAGTAGACAACAACTTGTTACGCAGGTGCAGGATGGGATCATGTTCGTCAAGATTTGCTCCGGAACCCAGAGGACGGAAGAAATCCTCAAGCACATCGTTCCCGTAAAGCGTCAAGATCTTCGAAGCACTAAAGATCGCCGCCGGTTTGTTACCGATGACTTTGACTGCCGTAGGGTAGTTGGCCGAAACGTGATGTGCAGCGGCTCCCACCTCAGGATGCTGGCGACTATAATTCAGCACTTCAATATTAGTGAAGGGCCGAATGACAGGTTGCTTGTTGGTAACGACCAGTGCATTATGGTCGTATCGCCAAGCCAGCTTAATCGCACCCGCGACCGAAGCCGCCATGCCGTTTGCACCAGCTGTGTACAAGGCATCTGCCGCGTTCCTCGGCTTAGAATCGTCAATGAACGCAAACAGAGAGTCATGCACTGGTATATCACACACCACGTAAGTTTCGAATGTGACACCTGACATGTAGCAAGCCCATAGCCGATGCTGTGCATCCCACACTTGGCCATCAGTTGTGATCAAAATTGCCTGACCAGTCTTGATCCACATGTCCGCAATCATGCAAGCGGCATACTTACGGATAGCTGAAAGTGAAAGCTTCCGATTTACCTTGTTACGCCGAAGGAGCTTCTCGGCGATTTCTGGTGTGATTGTGCACCAACCAGTGGTAACAGGAAGTTCGGTGGGAGGAAGTTGTGTAGCTGACCATTCATCGAACCTAGTGACCAACTCCTGAAAAGCTAGTGCACTACAAGTATCAAGGTCGATGGTGACAGCTGGACTCCAAGTGGTATTAGGTTCTGGCATTTTTACCCTTTCTTCTGTGCGGACGACAAATTGTCTGTTGCACGCGCTTAATGTAGCGGAGTTCAAATTCGATTGCAAGATAAAAATTTTGCGTGTACTGCAATTGCAGATTATTGCATAACAGCTATGCAAAAACGCTTCAATCAACGCATTTTCTGCTTGCAATGAATTGCAAAATATGCTAGGCTCATAATGCAGCAGGTTGCTGCGACCGTGTGCACAACGGGGTTCAATAACAGGGCAATCGCTCTGCCAACTATCTGGGTAGGAATGGCGAACCAGCAGCGACTTGTTGTACTATCTTTGGAAAGGACAGCATCGTGGTATCAGCAAAAACATTACAAGAGATTGCAAAGGTCATCTTAAGGCATGTTACACCTGAAGTGGCTGATGCGATATGCCAAGACCTGATGAAGGTTCAGGGAAACAAGAGTTATACAGATACAGTTCATCATCTGGGAATTCTGCTTCAAAGGATCACCCTAATCTAGCCTTGAATTGAGTCTTGATTTCAGGCCTTTCTAAGTCAAGACTCAATTAGCCTTTTCACTAATTCATAAAGTGATAAATAACTAAATTAACCTTTAGGTTAATGATGCGCGCGACCGTGCGTGCGCAGGCGTGCGTCATGCGCGCATATATACGCGTACGCGCGCAAGACGATGTAAGAGTCAAGAAATTTTTGGTGCTGGCTCAAATCAGGTATTGCTTTTCGTCGCAAGATCAGTTATATATATCTTTGGAGGTGTAGTACCTCCCAGGCCGGTTTTGATGCGTTCCGGCAACCCATCAATAAACGCACGCGGGCCAGGAGGCCCTATTAAATGCCTGATGGTAACTTCAAACCACCCGCTCCACCCCTTCCAGCGACTATTGCTGATTGGGATGCAGCACGAGTCAATCGCAATTTGCCGAGGAGTCTCAATGATATTGTTGAAGAGATTCATCGTCGGCTAGTTGTCGATGATTCAGAGACTGGTCGTGATTATCGTAAGTATCTGTTTGCTATTTGGCCAAGCGAAGCGATCGAAGGTGCGATCGTTTATGACGACGCCAAGGCAGCGATGATCATCCAGCAATTTGCGCAGGATGTTGGCATTGAAATTCCTGCGAGTAGCAACAAGATCGACCCGATCGTAAAGTCGCTGCACGTAACGCTAAGTCGTTATGAGCAGTCGAGAAAGCAACGTCGGGATGTGGTCCAAGGCATTCCTGTTACTCGTCGTCGTGGTCGTCCGCGTCGTAATCAGACCGACGATAACAACAACAACGAGTAGGTATCTTGGGTGAGGGGGATCAGCCCCCCTCACTTTTTATAAGGATGTAACAATGCCTGAGGATAATGTCTTTCCAATGCCAACACCGTTAGATCGACTAGCTGCCTTAATCCCACGAGATCTTGAGCGGCAGAAACTTGGCCGTCAAGAATGGATTGAAGGGTCATTCAATCTTTGTATCCACCTCGCTGAAGCTAAGGCACTTCATCCAGCGACTGTTGAATTCAGTCAGTGGTGTACTGATAACGGTTTTGGTGAGACCGTTATTAGTTCTGATAAAAGAGCCGCCGCTATTAAAATGGGTCAGCAACCTGAGGCTTTACGTGTAGCATTAGAAATAACAAAACGTAGTTCGTTAGAAACAATCTACGATAACGACTTTAGAAGCTCGACTTCGGAACGTTCCGAAGTCGATAGCCGCGCGGATAGCTCAAACGAACCAACACCAACACCAACACCAACACCAACACCAACACCAACACCAACACCAACACCAACACCAACACCAACTAATACAACTACATCAAGACCAACACCAACACCAACTAATACAACTACATCAAGACCAAGAACGGAGAGACCAGTGCAAGAGCCACCTCGTGATAGGGTAGACGAGGTTCTTCGTCGACTGGATGCAGGAGAACCAGTCACTAGGGTTGTAATTGCTGAAGTGTTTAATTGTGGTGAAACCGCAGCATCAAATGCAATCCTTGTAGCGCAAGTGGAACGTCGGATTAGACAGGAACCCACTCCAGTTGCTGTTACTGAGATGCCGGAGAATATGCGACAACGTTACGAAGCCGCAGTTCGAAAGGCAAGGCGGGAGTTGAAAGTAGAAATCACTGCTGAAGTAAGAGCAGAAGTTCATGCTAATTACGATGTAATGATTTCGGGTGTGAGGAGACGACTTGAGCGGGCAGATCGACTTATTGCGCGTGATCGTGGTCTTATGCTTCGTCAGGATTATCGAAAACTTCTCGCTGCCTTGCATGTGGATCATAATACGTATGAACATGCGCGCGAGATGTTTGAACTAGTAAAACGGCTAGAAGATGTTCTGGTAAAACCAGATGATCCACCTAGCCTAACTTTACCAACCAGTGCTGCGGGTCTTGCCGAATGGGCTAGACAACATAGAAGCAACTAGCGAATGTAAGCCTTTAATTCTTAAAGGCTAAAAAGGCCCCGCCTTCGGGCGGGGCTTTTTTATGTCTGATTTAATAATTCTAGATTGAATAGCCGTATATTAGCTAGGCGGAGGGAAGCCTAGTGATCGTTAAGCATGTCGAAATTAAACCAAAACAAGTAATCAGGAAATTTGAGTTTGAGCGGACTGAACGCTTTGTTCGGAATGCTGATAAGTGGTATCGTATTGTAGCTGAAATGCTGGCTGAGATTAGACTTGATCGCGCGCATATGCGGACCAGTGATCAACAGATTGTCAATTGGGTTAAGCAGATTAAGAGGTTTTCAAAGCAGTTAGCTGGTGGGGAACCTCCTATAGTCAGACTCTACACTCTGATTAAGTGGTACAAAGATCATTATGACGATGATGAGTACATCCCTAGGGTTGAGTCTGCTACATCATTAGTCAGCAAGTTTGAGAGGCTTGAAGCTGCGATGATTCGTAGGGTCAAGTTAAAGACGGCTAACGGACATGATTTGTCAATCAAACAGGTGTTGCAGCAGAACGGTATTACACATCCTCGCATTGTTGATACAATCGAGAGGGATCTAGTTATTCCAGCCCGAAGGCTTCATCTGTCAGATATGACTAATGATGCGGTATTGACCGATAAGATTGTTGGACTGTATAACGAGATCCAGAATGAACGAGCAACGGTAAGACTCTCCCCTGCCGTTAAGCTGAACATTGGTGGCCCATTGGAAGTTATGCGCAGGTATATTAGTTGGCTAGCTGAAAAGGATTGGGATGCCAGTAGTAGAGTATTGAAATCAGACAGTCCAGCCTTTAACCAGTTTAGGCGGGATTTTCGTAATATGGAGGGTAATGACCCAGTAAACGGTAAGGAAAGGGTCTATGAATGAGGAAGAAGATTATGTCACCTAGTCGTGGGTTTTACAAGAGAGAAGACCGGGTATTCTGTCGATGTGAATTGTGTCGCTTGCGTTTCGGTCGCTTGCTTTACCGAAGAAACTCTAGTGGTCCGGCTTTGGGTATGGGTCGAGACGGTTGGAGTGAGTACAAACATGCCTATCCTGTATCAAGATGGGGTGGGCATCGAACTCGCTTTCCTCCCAAGGAAAGGGTTTATGAATGAGTTATCCTGTTGCTTATGCTTTTATCTTTTACTTTGTAATGGGTGGTTTCTTTGCAAGTGGTGTTTACCGGGGAATGCGTAAGAACCCTCGCTATACTAGACGTGTGATTGTGTGGGTCACCGTTGTTATGGTTGTCTTTATTTGGCCTTATGGTATCTACCTTTTGTTGAAGGAAAGCGGGTATGTCTGAAAGTAGGTGGGGCGACCGATGACTGAGCTGATCGGCAGCTCGACATATTCCGGCGACGCTTGCCCGTCCTGCGGCTATCGCTACGGCCATGTTGAGCAAGACCACAAACCGGTGATTACGGTCTACTACTCTGATCGTGCCGACCTCGCCATCGTCGGGTTTCGCTGCCCGCAATGTAACTACGAGTACATGCCCAAGAGATGTTGTCCTGAAACAATTGTAAGGCGGAAGGATAATTAGATGTCTGAATTTATTGAGCGTAGGATAGTAACCGGACTGATCGTAAGCAATGAATTTGCTCGAAAGATAGTCGCCTATTGGCGAGATGACTTGCTGGTCGCACCGGAATTACAGAAACTGGCTCGTTGGTGTGTAGACTTTTATGAGCAATACCACAAGGTACCCGATCGTGATATTGAAATGATCTTTTTTGATCACCTGCGCTCCAATCGGATATCGAAACCAGAAGGTGAGTTGATTGAACAGATTCTGACTCGTATCAGCGATGATTACGAGCGTGGTGATCAATACAATGCAGGGTATCTGTTTGACCGAGCAGTCGCCTATTTCCGCTCCAGGGAACAGGAAAACCTAAAGGAACAACTGGAAGATCTGACAGATAGGGGAGAAGTAGAGAGGGCAGATGATCTGCTTAGGTCCTACACTCCAACCAGTTACATTACTTCACTTGGGTTGGAAGTTGGTAGTGAAGAAGGTTACCGAGCAATTGAAGAAGCCTTTTCAATTGTCTCTCAACCTGTAGTAAAGTATCCCGGTGCCTTTGGTCGGATGGTCAATCCACATATGATTAGGGGTGGATTTGTTGCATTCTTGGCACCAGAAAAGCGTGGTAAGACTTGGTTGATGATGGATATTGCGTTTAGGGGATTACGACAAAAGGCAAATGTGGCATTCTTTCAAGCGGGTGACTTAACCCAGTCTCAGATGCTGCGCAGAACTTGTATTTATATGTCGCGGAGATCAGATCAGGAAGAGTATTGTAAATCTTACTATCGTCCGGTGGGGGATTGTGTAAAGAATCAATTCAATACTTGTCATAGATCGGATCGTAATTGTAACTTTGGTATTCACGATGAAGAGATAGATTCCTTTGATGAAGATCCTCGCGAGTTTGAGAATTATGATAAACTGAGCGACTTGGCAAAACGTAATTCTAAGTATCAACCTTGTGACAGTGCGACCTGTAATGAAAGGAGGGGAACTGTATGGTTGAAAAAGGAGCCTGCGCGTCAACCTTTAACGGCAAAACTTGCGGTAGAGTCTGCCCGTGGGTTCTTTGATAGGTATAAACGTCGATTCAAAGTAATGACTGTTCCCTCGGATTCGCTTAGTGCTGATGATCTGCGCGGAGCATTGGATGAATGGGAGCACAAGGATGATTTTGTCCCTGACATTATTGTGGTGGATTATGCAGACCTGATGACGGCAAGAGTAGCTGAGTTCCGTCACAGGATAGATGCTGTCTGGAAGGGCTTGCGCGCGATCAGTCAGGAGAGACACTCTCTGGTGGTCACAGCAACTCAAGCGGATGCGAGAAGTTATGCCCAGAACACGTTAAATCTGTCTAACTTCTCAGAGGACAAGCGTAAGTACGCCCACGTTACGGCAATGTATGGGCTGAATCAAGACCCTAAGGGTCGCGAAAAGATGCTGGGTATTATGCGCATCAACGAACTAGTCGTTCGGGAGGGCATCTTTAATGCCAATAATGACGTGATTATCTTACAGGATTTGCGGTCAGGGCGACCGTTTCTTGAGTCCTACGATAAGCTGAGCCATCACATGAGAGGACCCGCCGAAGCGGGTCCTGATTGTTAGCGTTTCTTTAGTGGATCGTATTGAGATCGACACCCTTACGATCAAGCCAACCAACAATATCTTGGCAAGCTCTGAGTGCACGATCAAGTGTCTTGAGGCTGTACACTTCACCGTTGCTCTTCCTGATCTCCTCTTGAAGATCCCCGAGATTGATGTCGCGATTTAGTAGATAGTGCGGCATAATCTTGGCATAGCGACCATCGGGTTCCTTGGGCAGCTTCGGTTCTGGTTCCTTAACCAGTCCGAGACGCTGTTCAAGGATTTTAAGACGTGACTCAATCGATACCATCATGAGGAGGTCTTTTTCGTCTTTTTTGAGCATAGCATTTCCATAGGTTTGGGTGATCCAATGAGCGGAAAATTCCCGCCCGGCTGGGTTAAGTGTCGTATGTGAATTCCCATCCTCATGATAAGGTACATATAAGCATTTTGCGGCACATTGCAATAGCTGGTGTGGTAAAAAAATTGCTCAAAGTAGCAATTTTGTGCTTGTCATGCGCGACAGCATCAGCTATTATCCGCTGTGTTCGCAAATTCGCAACACAGGATAGAGGAGCAAAAAGTGGTAACCAGAGCGCAATTGGTTGACGCGGCCAACGAGCTCAACACGGTTCTTTCGCTCGATCCAAAGATTGATCTGAAGATGGCCGTCATTGAGCTTACAGCCAGCGTCCATGAGGCAGGTGAACTGCTGCGACCGGGAGACGATGTCTCTCCGGAAACACAGGCCATCGTTGATGCGTTGAAAGCCGGTACCGAACCGGCCGAGGCGGAACAGGAGCCCGAGCCCGAGGTCGAAGAGGAGGGTGAGGTTGTCACCAAGCCTCGTCGTACTCGTGGTGACACGGCCGCACCCGCAACTACGCCAACTCGGCGTGGTGGTGGGTTCCGCTATGAAGGCAGTGGTGCTCAGAAGATGGACCTGGCGCTGATGCGCGGTGGGCCCATTAGCGATCTGGCCGAAGAGGCTGGTGTCAAGAAGGGAATGCTGCGCGCCCATGCAAAGTTTCGGGCGAAGAGCGGCAAGTGGTCGATGAGCGAGGATGGTGAATACATCCAGTTGACCAAGCTCGACGCTGCATAGCCCAATGTTGCTGAAATAGGGTGGGCGAAAATTTATTTTTCGCCTGCCCTTTTTCATGTGTTCGAATTCGCGTATAATAATTTGATGCCTATTTTTGGGGGAAGCAATGGTTGATTGGTTAAAGGTCAGACAAGGAGTCATTGATATTCTGGATGGTTTGGGATTGGATGCTAGAGATCCAAACTTTTTCGATACACCGGATCGGGTTGTGCGGGCTTATCAAGAGATCTTTGCAGGTCTAGATGAACGGAATACCGTTGAAGAGATGCTTAAAAGTGTGTTCCCCTGTGAACACCAACAGATGATTTTAGTTAAACATGTTGAAGTGTTTAGTATGTGTCCTCATCATCTTCTTCCAGTCCGTTATGATATTACGGCTGGGTACTTACCTGGTCCGGGGATTCGAGCAAAGGTCTTGGGCCTGTCAAAATTGGCTAGGATCACAAAGCTTCTAGCTGCCCGACCTGTTCTTCAGGAGCAAGTGGTTAACGATATCGCCAATACTCTAATGCGTATACCTGAATGTCGTGGGGCTGGCTGCATTGCTACTGGTGAACACTATTGTATGCGTATGCGTGGAGTCAATCAGAGTGGCTCAATTGTTGTTACCAGCGCCTTGCGTGGTGAGTTCTTATCTGATTCAATGGTCCGTGAAGAATTCATGGACTTTAGATAGGAGAAGTAGATGGGTATCGCTGTTGTTACTGGCGCATCTTCTGGTTTTGGTAAGGCAATCTATGATCACTTTAATACAAGCGACCGGTTTGATAGTGTTGTTGGTATAGCTAAGAACGGTCCGGATCTTGAATATGACTTGTCGAGTGAGAAGGATATTCAAGAGATTGTGGATGACCTGCGCACCGCAGGTGACATTTCTTGTCTTGTAAATTGTGCGGGAATTTTGAAGCTTGAAGAGGTTGGAAATGAAGGTCAGATATTTGACGTTAACTTTTGGGCGCCATACTACCTGACTAATGCACTAAAGCATGAGTTGATTGCTGCACGTGGTTGTGTTATCAATATTGCCTCAGTTAGTGGGATGATTGCCGAGCCTGAGATTCCGATCTATGCCGCATCTAAGGCCGCGCTGATTTCACTGACCAAGAGTCTCGCTATTAGGTTCTCACCCTTTTTTGTTAGGGTGAATTGCATTAGTCCTGGATTTGTTAAGACGAATCTGATTCCGGGTGATACACCAATTGAACTTCTCAACGCAATCCCCTTAGGGTTTGAAGCAGAACCCGCAATGCTCCTTCCAGTCGTCGATATGATACTTGATTGTCCTTACGTTACTGGTGCAAACTTTGTAGTTGACGGCGGGGGTTCTTGTAGAGCTGCAATGTAATGTGAGACACGGTGCCACGTAAGGGAAGGTAAGATGTCTGAATTACACACACCACGGTACTCCTGCATATTCCAGTCGAGAATGTGCCCACGTTCTTGTTCCTATTGTCTGAGCAAAGACGTTAGAGGAGATGGGACTTTTCTGTCACCGGAGCAATGGGCAGATGCATTACACATTCTGGAGTATCATGGTGTCCAGTTCCACTTGTTTATCGGTAATGAACTGTTTTCCTATTCCGATCCTGTTGGCTTTGTCAAGGCAATCAAACCCTTCTATGGGAGGTATGGTATCTATTCGACATTCCCACCAGGATGGACTGAAAAATATTTTGATGACTGTATTAACGCTGGTCTGTATAACATCTCTGGTGGTGTGGACGTCCTTCCCGGGTTACATAAGACAGGTGACGTCCACATTGATCGCAAGGCTCAAGCGGTGCTTAGTTGGTTGGAGTATGCGCTGATGCGCGGTGTACCGGACGTGCAAGCGCAAATTACTATTCATCGACACAATTACGATAAGCTCTATCCATTGCTTGACTTGTGTACAGAAAAGGGGATGTGGGTTGGGTGTTCTCTAGTAGAAGCATCTGCGGATGGACTACACGATTTTTACGGTACTGCTGATACAATGACTGAATGGTTAATACCAGCAGATGAACGTAACAAGTTTAGCGATGAGATGTACAAGTTAGCGGATGAGGTTGCCACCGGCAGGTGGAAGATGCAGTTACCACCAACATACTTTCGTGAACTAGCAGATCGTGAAGTGAGGCGTGATCCTTGGCATTGCAGTTTGCCTATGCTGATCTCAATTGAAGAGGATGGTTCTCTGCGCGGGTGCGGGTATAGGGGACCACTATCAGAAAAATATTCGATATTCGACCTTCGTGAGGGCGGAAAGTTGCCCATGTCTGAGTATATAAGGTTGCAGAGGGAAAAGACCAGTCAGTGCCCTGGTTGTGGAGTTGGTGGCGGGGCTTGGTCGTTCTGGTGGATGGCTGAGTATTGGTTAAAGGGTGATGTGGCAATGGGAGACAGAATCTTCCAGACACATGCACCGGGGCATCTCTTTGAAGCGACGGTGAGACAGGATGAGCAATAAGCCAACAGTTGCTGAAGTGATGATAAAATTTCTTGTTGAAGAAAAGATTGCCAATCCTCATTCGACATCTAAGAATGCCTCGGATGAAGAAGCGATAGCAATTTACGATAATTGTGTGGCATTTGTTGAGCGTTATTACCCTGATGTTACTACAGAAGAACTCCGCAAGGCTTTTCGTAAAGTACACAAGACTCCAGCGTCGAAGATGTGGGCTATAGCGAATAAGTACAAGGGTGGTACTGCATGAAGTCCTATTCAAAGAAGACAATCAAGCGATTTAACCTAACCATTGAAGGTGATGAATTTAATGATGCTGAACAGAATAAATCACTCTATGATGATCACGTGAGTGGATATGATGAGTTGACTAAGTTGTTAGACATCAATGATACAACCTATGTCTATCGTAAGGTACTCAATGTTGGTGCAGGTTCGGGTTCTCCGTTAAAGTTTCCCCATCCAGTTGATATGTACTATCTTGAGCCCAATCCAGATCGGGTTGAAGAGATTGATGTCGATCGTGATGATAACATAATCTCTGGTTGGTGTGAGAACATCGAGACTGAACTAAAGTTTGATATGATTATCTGTTGGGGAACATTGTGCTTTGTACGTTCTATACCAGAAACCCTAATTCAGTTTAATGATCGTTTGTTTAAAGAAGGTATGTTGGTACTAGATGTAGTTAAATCAACATCATTCCCACTATGCCAGACTGCTGATCCTGATAGTTTTATTAGAAATGTGAGTTTGTATGGGTTTGAATTACAACATCGTATCCCCTTTGATCATTTGGGACACAATCGTGAGGGGATTCGCTTTAAGAAGGTTCGCGACTTTGACCCTAGGTATCTGCGGATGCCTCAGGCTAAGGATGGCTTGAGGAACTTCATCCCTGAGAGAGACTGGTTTCTATCTTAGAGGAGATAACATGACACCTGGTCTAGTCGTTCTTACCAGCGGTGGTTTTGATAGTGCATTATTGTTACACATGGCAAAGCGGATGAACTATAATCCAATCGCCCTATTGATTGATTATGGTCAGAAACACGTTCGGGAATTGGATGCTGCTGTTAAGTTGTGCGATGATCTCCAGGTTTCCTTTAAGCGGATGAAGGTTGATCTTGCTCAAGCAGTTGACTCTGGGTTGACTGGTACTTTGCAGGGTGGTAAGTATGAGGGACTGCATGAGATGCACGTCCCTGGACGCAACACTATCTTTGTTGGTCTAGCTCTGTCACTGGCAGAAGCTGTCGGTGCAACAAAGATTTGGTATGGAGCGAATTTTGAGGACCGGATAAATGAGTTTGCGGACTGCAAACAAGACTGGGTCCTCGAGATGAACAAGTCTCTAAAGATCGCGGGAAGCTACCCAGTGGAGTTGGAAGCCCCTTTGCTTGGGATGCGCAAGGACACTATTGTGCGCATGGGTAAGCTGTACCACGATATTAAGGAAGAGGAGGTTCACAGTGGGTATGCCGTCTAATAATGATAAGAAGATTCTTCACTGGAGATCCACGGCAAACGGAGGTGATCCTTCTTCTCCTACACAACCGGATTTGCCTGATGGGTTTATCACTATAAGGGAGGCTGTTAGTCTTACAGGTTTTTCTAAAACAACTATTCGTAAAACAAAAGTGACCCATCGACAAGAATGGCGTAGGATAGATGGGAGGGTATTTGTACGCAAAGACTTTATCTTGGAATATTGTGCGGTTAGAGCTAGGCTTAGGGCTAGACCTGAACCCAGGAGGCGGAAAAAGAAGTACCCTAATCGTGTACCTGCTCGTTTTTTACTGCCTCTTAAACCAGGTGAATGGTTTATTAGGACTGAAGTTGAGAGGAGAAAGGGAACAGAAGGTGTATACCTTCACTTTGTCTCTGGTGATGATCTTTCCGATCTGAATATCTACTCGTTTGATTGTATGTATAACGCGCTTAAAGCTGGTGGGTATTCTGAACTTAAAGGTTTACCAGAATGGACTGCAGTGACGGTTCCTAAGAATCGTAATATTCCGCAGTTAGAATTTGAACACAAGTATACAAAGAGGGAACAGGGTTTAGGTCATGTATGCCGAATTGGTACAACGGATGGTGCAGCTATTCCTTCCTGGATGAAGGCTCCTGGTTTGATGAAAGGTAAAATGGAGAGGGAATCGTTTGTAGGAAAGACTATTCTGCGAATTACGGCTACTCAAATGATCGAGATGGAGGGTTTTACACCTGGAGAGTTTGTGGACGAACGTATAAAAGAAGAAGGAAAAGCTTACTGGGGTCCTCTTTGGGATTTAACTTGAGGGAATGAAAATGGAAGAGCAGATCGCACACACTATGCTGATGAATAAGCACTATAGCCCGATGGTTGTCAGGAAGACCTCAACATGGGGCTTCCCAGTGTTTGTTGCTTTGATCACCGATGACGACTTGGCGGATCTGGATCAGGTTATTCTAAAGTTTATGCTGGATGCAAAGGCAGTCAACGGGTGGTCAGATAATATTCAAAAGATGCGCAACCTGGCGGGAGCAATGGTTGAGATGCTCAATAATAGGTATCCGAAGGTTGAAGGATCAGCTGTGATAATTTATTCAGACAAATGCTTCATCTCTAGTTTGCATGGCGATCTGATGACACATCTTAGTTGTAAAGTTGAACTTTTCGAGCTTCTCAATATGAGTACTGGAGTTTAGTTATGTCTCGTCCACGTGGGTATAAACATACTGAGGCTACCCGAAAGAAGCTTAGTGAAGGAACTAAATTACGTTATGAGGCTGGGATATTGATGGGGTTTCGTGCTAAACCGTTGTCTGAGGAGGCACACGTTATGCTCAATTCCGTGTGACAAAAGATGAGAAGTCATCTAAGGAATTAGCCATCTATGTCAACCATGCAGTGGATGGACACGTTTGCGCTGACTGTTCTATGTTTGATCCACCTGCCTCTTGCAATGCAGTGGCTGGTCCAATTAGTCCAGCGGGTCATTGCAGTTTCTGGACGGCCAAAGAAAACAATCTAAGAATAAGCAGTTTCCAAGGCTTACCCGTATTTATTGAGACATCTAAAGGTGAAAGACGTAGACAAGATTGGCCTATTATGCCAGCACACTATGGATTTATTACTATGACTAACTCACCAGAAAAGAATGATGGATTAGACGTCTTTATTGGAGACAATAAAGCCTGTCGTCACTGTTGGATTATTGACCAAATCCATCCAGATACAGAGGAGTTTGTCAATGACTTCCGAGATTCGTGGTCTTGTAACTTGCGAAATTCAAGAGATGCTCCATGACGATAGCGATATGGGCTCCCCATGCAGATGACGAGATAATTGGTTGCTACCATGTACTTATGTCTAAAGAAAAGGTACAAGTATACTATGGGGGGATTGTTGAAGATGGCTGCAAGAGAGCCTCTAGACTATTCGGTTTCGAATTTTACCATCTCAGCAATCTCGCTCGTCCTTGGGATGTCGTCTATGCTCCTGATCCTAATGTGGATATGCATCCGGAGCATCGCCGATTAGGCCAGATGGCCCATCAAATGTTTAGGGCGGGCAAGATAAGGCGAGTAATTCACTATTGTACAACGATGCAGGCGCCGTATATATTTGAAGTACCAGATCCCGAGGCAAAGCGGAATGCGTTGAATCAATGCTATCCTGAAAAGGGAGATTTATGGCGATACGAATGGAAATATGTATTATTTGAAGGATACTGGGAGGTATTAAGATTGGATCATAGAAAATGAGACTGATAGTTGTACCCCAATATCCTGCGCAGCTACGATATCAATCCTGGTGGTTGACACGACTTGAAGATTACTATCTGTACTTTGATAAGGTACTTATCCTCCACCCACCGCAGTTTACCAATCAAGCTCATTTAAGTGGTGAATTTGCCCCGGCAATGGCGGCAATTGATTATGAGGTTAGACAGATCAGTTTGTATAATCAGTTAGTAATTGATGAAGAGGATGATATATTACTTCTTTGTGATATTAGCTTTCCTGGACTATTCTCATCTGTTTTATTTCATAAGCGTCCTAAGAAATGCTTTGCCATTTGCCACGCAACATCGCTTAATAGGTATGATTACTTTGCTGCGGTGCGTCCCGGGAAGTGGAGAGTGGAAACAGGGACTAGCAAGATATTTGATAAGATTTTTGTGGCAAGTGAGTATCATAAGGAGCGGTTAGGCTGGAAGAACACGGTGGTGATCAAGTTTCCGTTACCAAAGATTGATGAATTAGTGGAAAAGCGGTTGAGTAAGGAGCAACAACATCACCATAGTAGATCGTTTATTAGTGTGGCCCGGAAAGGGGTGCAAAAGATTGATTTAGAATTGGAGAGGTTTTTTGAATGGAGTGAGAGGACTAGTATACACAGGTTTTATCAAACTAAAGGTAAGACTTGGACTGATTACTATGGATTTGTTGAGGCTGGGCGGTTTATGATTATTACTTCCCGCGAAGAGACTTATGGCTATCAAGTCATAGACGCGTTATCAGTAGGCACTATTCCACTTGCTCCAAGAGCATTGTCCTACCCTGAATTGTTACCAGATGAAAATTTATACGAACCCGGAAGGGCTACTGATCTGATAGATACGTATAAAAGGTATGGAGATAAGCCCGCGCCTCCTTTGTGGGAAGACAAGTTCTTTGAGTTCACAGCAACTGAGATGAAAAGATGAAAAACTATGTGGTAATGTTGGATAGCGGTGCCTGGACTGCCCATACCAAGGGTATGACGATTAACTTGGATAAGTATGCAGAATTTGTTCATCAGAATAAACATCTGTTTGGTGGTGGTGTGTTCAATTTGGACTTCATAGATCCACCGGTCTCTGCTGCATACCAGACTGAATCAGCTGAAAAGAGCTATAAGAACTGGATTGAGCTGCGCAAGCTTGGGATTGATACCATACCTGTTCACCATATTGGCGATGATGACGAGTCATACCTAAAGAAGTATTTAGAGCAGACTGATTATATTGGAATTGGTGCAATTGCCAAACTAAACGCTGAAGCTCGAATTTACGGACTTGATTATATCTGGAAAGAATATCTGTCAAATAAGGATGGTACGCCCAGGTATAGATGTCATGGTCTTGGTTTGACTGATATCAAGATCACGCTGCGCTATCCTTGGTTCTCTGTGGATAGTACTCGTGCGATTATGCTGGCTGCACATGGTGGTATCTTGCTGCCTAAACTTGATGGTGACAAGTTCTCCTACAGAGAGATATACCAGGTTGCGGTGAGTAATCAAGGTCGTAGTCATTATCGGGGTAAGGGTGATAGTTTTTATGGCATGTCAAAGCTCATCCAGGGTCAGATAAAGCACTATTGTACTTCGTTAGGTTATGAGTTGGATGATTCTATTGCGGGACGTACACTTAATCCCCTGATGAAGAGTCGAAAGAAGGTAGATGGTAAGTGGACGTCAGATTTTGCTTCACGTCAATTGGGGTTCCCTGAAGAAGCTGCGCTTGCTGATGCTCCTTTAGTAAGTAACAATGTAGATGAGAAGAACTTGTCGGCAAGCTGGGTTCCCAGGTTTATCTTTAATCTATATGTGTCGGATCAGTTTATCAAGTATTGGCGCACACAAGGTAAAACGATCAGGATCTATAATGTAGTTGGTGGAGGCAATGTGTTCGACACGTTTGTTGTTGGATCACAGAGTGTCCCAGCTAATAGATGCTTGGTCAGTTATGCTAGGCTTTCCGGTTCCTTTCTTGATCGGTTAAAAGAGGTTGTCAATGGACATCACTAGAGAAGCATTAACAAAGGCAATTGGTTTAGTTGTACCAGGTATTGCGAGGAAGGAAGTCTTTGATCAGGCTAATAAACTAGCCTTTGATCAAGGTAATCTGATATCTTACAATGATCAAGTTTCGATCTTTCACCCGCTTGAAGGAAGCGAAGAACTTTCCGGTGCTCTTGATGGTCGTCGCTTGTACGACCTTCTGAACAAGACTGATTCTAGTAATGTTAAGATGATCCAAAAGGGTAACAATATTGAAGTAAGTGTTGGAAGGACCACGGTCAGTCTAATCACAGCACCGGTGGCTTTACCCTTTGCTGAGATCGACTGGACTGGTGAGGATCAGATTTTACCGAATGATTTTAAGAAGGGGCTAAAGTTGGTTGCTAGTACCTGTGCGCGCGACATGAGTAGGCCCGTTTTGACCTGCGTTTATATGGCGGGTGAGTATCTGACTGGGTCAGATGGGTATCGCGTAGCCCAGTTTAGGATTGAAGGGGCGGATCTTCCATCTATTCTGTTACCCGTTACTGCTGCTGAATTGTTAGAGGATGAGGATTACGTTATCAAGACTGTTGCCGTTGGAGAGAAAGGTGAGTGGGTTAGGTTTGCTACAGAAGACAATACTGTGATTTGTGCGCGTACGTCATCTGGTACTTACCCGGATCTCTCTGCCACATTGTCTACAGAGGGAGAGGATATTACTCTACCAAAGAGGTTAACCGAAACACTGGAGCGCGCGCAGATCTTTTCCAAGCGGGATCACAGGATTGACGAAGAGGTTAGAATCACTTTAAGTGGGACTCAAATTGTTGTTGGGGCTAGTTGTGATGGTGGAACGTTTAAGGAGATTGTGAGGGCAAGTCAAGAAGTCAGTGGTGAGTTTATGTTTAATATACATCCTGAGTTCTTGTCGAGAGCTTTAACCGAAGAGAATGCAAACTGTGTCCTAAATACTTCGAAGATTAAGTTTACCGGACCGCAATGGGAACATGTGGTAGCACTTCGATGAAGAAAGCTCAAGGTAATGATTTAGTTGAGGTCTCCGGCGAAGTTCGCAGTGAAACGGAGAAAGCCTATAGGTTTTATGACGGGAAAGAATACGTTTGGCTGCCTAAATCTCTGTGTGAGTGGGATAAAGGTGCTAAGGAAATGACAATGCCCGAATGGCTTGCGCAGGACAAAGGACTCATCTAATGCGTATACACATCTATGAAGAAGAACTAGGTGAAGGTGTCGAACTTATCCGCAAGGATAACGTTAATGGTAACGAGACTTTTTATGGTCTTCGTATATGGCTTAAATCACCAAAAGAGATACTTGAGCATTCTACACCAGAAGATGACGATCGTAATGCCGTAACTTTTTGGTGCCGCTCAAAGGATGACCTGTTTGGGATGCTGGTTTCCATGTCAGATGCACTTGGTTGTTCGAGAATCACAAGGCTCGACGGGTGATAAATGCCAATACCGAGGTTATTCGGGGATAATGAACCTCCAGCTAAAGGTGGGCTGGGTAAACCTCTGTCATGTGTATCTTGTGGTCTGTATAATGGACCAATCAACCCAAAGATGCCTCCCTTCGGGGATTTCAAGAAACAGATTATGGTTATTGGTGAAGGACCCGGTGAACAAGAGGATCGAAAAGGTAGACCATTCCAGGGACCAACCGGTAATGCTATCAAAGAAGCATTGAGTGATCTTGGTATTGATCTATTTCGTGATTGTATAAATTTGAATGCAGTTAATTGTCGACCACCTAGTAATAGAGCACCATCTGTCCACGAGATTGCGTGTTGTAGAGCGCGGATAGTGTCCCCCGCTATAGCTGCGCATAGTCCTCGATTAATGCTGCTACTGGGCGGGAGCGCCGTTACTAGTGTCCTTGGAAGTGTGCTACCGGAAGCGCAGGACTCGAGCATTGGAAAGTGGCGTGGTTTTCACATCCCTCTACCGGAATTAGGTGCCTGGATTTGCCCAACGTATCATCCCAGTTATGTTTCCAGGTCCAGTGATAGGCCTGAAGTAGAGACAGTTTGGAAGAATGATTTGAAACAAGCTATTGACTTGCTAAATGTATCTGTACCCAGAGTAGAGATTTTACGTAATAGGATTGTTCTTCTTCATGGTGAAGAAGAGATTCTTAGAGCATTGAATAGGGTAAAAGTACGAAAAGGTCTGTTCTCATTTGATTATGAGACTGTAGGATTAAGTGCAAAGTTACACAGTATAGTTTGTGCGTCTTTTTGTCAGTCACCTGAGCGTGCGTATGCGTTTATGTTTACTGATGCTTCCGAGGCTGTTCGTCAAGCTTGGCGGGATATTCTAGTAAACGAAGATATTGGTAAGATCTCACATAATCTATCATTTGAATATGAGTGGAGCCGCTTCCATTTTGATATTGATGAGATAAATTGGGCTTGGGATAGTATGCTTGCAGCACATGTTATTGATAATCGTACGGGTATTTGTGGGTTAAAGTTTCAATCTTTTATCAATTTTGGTGTTGTAGGGTATGAGAATTTAATCGATCCCTATTTAAAGTCTGTAACACCGCGAGATCCCACTGCGCCAAACCGTATACTAGAGTTTATAGAGAGGCATGGTGAAGATGAATGCCTAATCTATTGCGGGATTGACTCCCTTCTCGCCTATAGGTTAACCATGAAGCAAATGAAAGAGATTGAAGATGGCTGATGTTCACTTTGATTTTGGTATTTGGAATCAAAAGGCAGGTTGGATAGGAAAGTGCCCTAAACATGGTCCTCAGCAGAGTGGTCTTTCTATTTCCCTCCCACCCCTAATTAGAAATTATTGTGGTGAATGTTTAATTGAATTGTTAGATCAGTTTTGTCATCCTCTGGAGTACGTCAATGAAAATGATGGAAGCCTATAAGCTGCTCCAACGAGGGGCTGAAGCTCTTACCCTTGTAGAGGAAGCGGGGATTTGTATTGATCTTGTTTATGTTAGGGAGAAACTGGCTTGGGTTGAGCAAAAGTTAAAGCAGTCAGAATTACGACTAAAGAGCAGTGAGTTAGGCATTGCTTGGCTTGGTCGCTATGGTGATGCAATGAAGATTCAAAGTGTCCCTCAATTGAGACACATCCTTTATCAGGATATGCGAGCTAAACCATTCAAGATGTCTGAGGGTGGTGAAGAGAGTACAAACGAGGAATCCCTTCGACAGACTAATGTTGATGGTGTTGTCCATTTGTTGCGGATGCGGAGGCTGAAAAAGGCTAAAGATGTTTTGAAAGTGTTGATTAGATCTACAGTCAATGGCAAGATCCACCCATCTTTTCTGTTGCATACAGTATCAACGTATAGATCGTCTAGTGCTGATCCCAACCTGCAGAATATACCAGCCCGAGATAAAGAAATTATGGACATCTGTAGAAGGGCGTTTCTTCCCAGCCCTGGTCATATTTTGATGGAGATTGACTTTTCAGGTATTGAAGTCGGTATTGCAGCAACTTATCACAAAGATCCTGTAATGATTAAGTACTTACAGGATGAGACAAGTGATATGCACGGGGATATGGCAGGTGAGATTTTCTTGCTGCCCAAATTGAATACCCCTCTCAAAGAGATGGAAGGTGGGTATACATTAAGGCAGTCAGCAAAGAACGGGTTTGTCTTCCCGCAATTCTACGGTGACTATTACGAGCCCTGCGCGCTTAATGTCGCTTGTTCCTGGTGCAAGCTACCAAAGGATGGAATGTGGAAGCCTAATCACGGTGTTGTATTTAATGGTAAACCCATAGGGGAACATTTGATATCTAAAGACATTGATTCGTTTAGTGTATTTGTTGATCACATGGAACGGGTACAAAACAACTTTTGGGGCAAGCGTTTCAAAGTATATAATGCTTGGAGAAAGACTTGGCATTCTAAGTACCAAAAGACCGGTGAATTTGAAATGAAGACCGGGTTTAGGGTCTCCGGTGTTATGGAAAAGAATCAAGTAATCAATTTCCCTGTACAAGGGGCCGCATTCCATTGTTTGTTATGGTCTTTGATTGAAATGGTAAAGCAGTTAAAGGGTTGGCAGAGTAAGGTGGTTGGTGAGATACACGACAGTATGCTGATAGATGCACATCCAGACGAGATCTCTGATATTATTCTAATGGCGCAGCAAATCTGCACGGTCGATCTACCAAACCACTGGTCTTGGATAGATATACCTATGCGTATCGAAGTTGCTGCCTCAGAAATAGATGGTAACTGGGCTGAAATGAAAGGTGCAGCATGAGTTTATATCAAAAATATCGTCCCCATTCTTTTGCTGAGATGGTCGGTAATGAAACGCTTGTATCTAATCTTAAAGGGTTGTTGGCTCTTGATGATCCTCCACATGCTTTTCTATTTCACGGACCCACTGGGTGTGGAAAAACGACACTGGGGAGGATAGTCGCAACCGAGTTAGGTTGTCATGAACAAGACTTTAAGGAAATAGACACTGCTGACTTTCGTGGTATTGATACTGCTCGTACTATTAGGCATAACGCACACTATAAGGCATTGGGTGGCACCAGACGTGCCTGGCTTATTGATGAGGCACATAAGCTGACTAATGATGCGCAAAATGCTTTGTTAAAGGGTCTGGAAGATCCACCAGATCATTGTTTTTATGTGCTTGCTACTACTGATCCTGATAAGCTTCTTGATACAATAAAGGGTAGATGCTCTGTTCACACGGTCAGTCCATTGACTATACCGAATATGGTCAGGTTAATGGTTAAGGTATGCGCCCGTGAGCATGTATCTTTACCAAAGAATGTACTAAGTGCTGTAGCGCTTAAGGCTTCACTTGGGTTTGACGCTGACAAAGTTGATATTGATAAAGCCGAGATATGTTATCCCAGACACGCTCTTCAGCTTTTAGAAAAAGTCGTTGCGGCGGGTCCAGATGATTATATTAAGGTAATTGAAGCGTCCGACAATATAGCTAAGAATGCAGACAGGTTGGTGACATCGTTGCTTCAAAAACATCGTTGGCGTCAAGTTAGTTCGATTCTATCGATAATTCCTGAAGATGATGTTGAAATAACCCGTAGGCGTGTAATTGGTTATGCTCGTCAGGTTCTGTTGAATGGAGATGGGAATGACGTTGCTGCTGAAATAATTCATCATTTTTCAGCACCATTCTTTGATAGTGGACCTCCTGGTCTAGCATTGGCATGTTATATGGTAATCAAAAGTGGGTGACGTAATCGTATAATATAGTAGGAGATGTCAAGTGTCCTATGAGCAAGACATTGAGATTGATGAATCCGCTCTAGATGTAGAATGGGTAGATCATTCACGTAGGATGCTTGTGTACACAACCAATGCAGCTGAGGCACATCGCGATATGGATTTGGCAAAGGCGCAAGTTGACTATGTTAAAGCCCGACTTGATAAAGAAGTAAGAGAAGATCCCAGGGCGTTTGGTCTTGGAGATCGTATAACAGAGGGAGCAATTTCTTCTGTAATTACTATCAATGATGAATATGATGCAATTAATCGAGACTATATTGAAAAGAAGTATCAATATGAGGTGGCCACTGGAGTTGTTAAGTCGTTTGAGCATCGCAAAAGTGCCTTGGAAAATTTAGTGAGGCTGCATGGGCAAAGTTACTTTGCAGGACCCTCGGTTCCGCATAATTTATCCGAAGAGAGGCAAAAGCGAATTAATCGATCTATTAGACTACAGAGGAGAAATTGATTGGAATTTGCAATCGCAATCGTGGTTGTGGGTTTAGCCGCCTTGCCTTTCTATGTTTTTGTATTGGCTAAGTGCGCAGCATCGGGTTGGGCCGCTGGGACGATATCTTATCTGTCCTATACACGGAGGAAACAATCTAATGGCAAAGAGTCGCTTCACGAGTTTCAAGGACAAGATTGTCTTTAACGCTACTCAACAGCGTAACAAGGCAGCAAATTACGGTCATTTATCCATCCCGCGAGGATTTACGGTCTTCAAGGAAGAGCCCGGTTCCCGCATTTCTATTGATATTATGTCTTATGTTGTCACAGACCCCAACCATCCAGATAAGGATGAGACAACGGGTAGTGCTGAAAAGGGTGGTCTTTGGTACCGTCGCCCTTACAAGTTGCATCGTAATGTTGGTGCTGATAAGTCATCGGTTGTCTGCCCCACAAGTATTGGGAAGAAGTGTCCGATTTGCGAGTATCGGTCAAAACTTCTTTCTGATGGTGTGGATTGGAAAGATGATGCAGTAAAGAACGCCCGTCCCAGTTCGCGGTCACTTTATTTGATTATTCCCAAGGATAACAAGAAGTTTGAAGAGAAACCGCATCTTTGGGATATATCGGACTTTCTGTTCCAGGCTAAGTTGAATAATGAGATTGAGGAAAACCCTGATGAGCTTGGGGATTTTCCGCATCCTGCTAATGGGTTGACGTTAAAGATCCGATTCTCTGAAGAGAAGCTTGGTGGGAACACGTTTGCGGAAACCTCGCGCATTGATTTTGAACAGCGTGGGTATGCTTACGATGATGCCACTATTGATGCACTGCCCTCACTTGACGAGGTCGTTACAATTAAGGATTACAAGGAAATCCAAAAGATGTTCCTTGAGGGTGGGGATGATGATGAACCAGAGGAAGAGAAACCAGTTATTCAGGTTACTCGTATCTCTGCGCGAACCGCACCCGCGCGAACTACACCAATAAGAACTGTTGTTGTACCTATAGAGGAAGAGACCGAAGAGGAACCAGAGGAGGAGCCCGAAGAGCCCGAAGAGGAGACACGTACGCCTTCTGTTTACCGTAGGCCTACACCGGTAGCGAAACCTGCAGAAAAGCCCGCAGCAAAGCCTCTAACACGTGGAGCGCCTCCGCCTGCTGCTCGTCCTGCTAAGGTAGCGGCCCCAGCTGAAGCTGGTACTTGTCCCCACGGATTTGTATTTGGTGAGGAATGCGATAAGCACGATCAGTGCGAAGATTGTCCAGTTTGGACTGATTGCTACAATGCGAGTGGAAAAGCAGCATAATGACAGCATCACCTGATCTTGCACAACAAGTAGAGGCTAGGTTAAAGAAGCCTCTTGTAAGGCGTTCCCCCTTAGCAGGTACTGAGCACGTTATCTCCACAGGATCTACTTTGCTTGATATGGCAATCTCCGGTGGTCGCTTTAAAGAAGGCGGCCTACCGGGTGGGATCCTGGTTGAGATCTTTGGTCCTTCCAGTTGTGGCAAGACTGTGATGTTGTGTGAACTTGCGGGCGCTGTGCAACGCAAGGGTGGTAGGGTAATGTTTCGTGATCCGGAGGCTAGACTAAATGCGCAGTTCGCTAAGTTGTTTGGGTTTAAGGTTGAAGATTGCGACTACAAGCAACCTGATACGGTGCCTGAATTATTTGAGCCAGTCAGAAGTTGGAATCCTGAGTCCGAGAATGGCACGATTAATGGTGTCTTTGCGGACTCGCTTGCAGCGCTATCAACTAAGATGGAAATGGAGGATGCAGATAAATACGGGATGCGTAGAGCAAAAGAATTTAGTGAAGAATGCCGGAAAACGTGTCGAATCCTGACCCAGCGCAATCTATTGATGGTTTGTTCTAATCAGGTTAGGCAAAATATTGATACAAACCCCTTTGCCGAAAAGTATACCAGTCCCGGTGGCGTCTCCATTGGCTTTTATTCAAGTCTGAGGTTGCGTTGTCATACACCAAAAAAGATTGGGATTGAAAAAGATATTGGCAAGAGTAAGTTTAAGCGGGTTGTAGGTGTTGAAACTTCAGTTGAAGTGTATAAGAGCAGCCTGGATGTTCCATTCCGTACAGCACCATTGTATATCATGTACGACTTTGGCATAGACGACATCCGCGCTAATTTAATCTACAATAAGTCGATAGTGGGCTCCCAAACGTATAATATTGGTGAAAGAAGGTTGCATACTGGTCTTGATAAATCTATTAGAATAGTCGAAGAAGAGGGACTTGAACCAGAATTAAAGAAAGAGACTATTCAATTATGGCACGAAGTTGAAGAGAAGTTTAAGATAAATCGCAAACCAAAGAGGCGAGAGTGAGTGACCAAGGTAGAACAACCAGATATATTTACGCGGCAGGGTCCCTGGTTGAAGCTGACTTAGGGTCCAGATATAATTACTTGTATTTCTTTATTGGAGTTTTGATCGTGGCAGCAATAGGAGGTGGATTGTATGTAGGAACTTACGTAGTGTCTGCGTGTTTTTCGAAGTGAAGGAGGAATAGATGGAGAAGCGTCGTCTAGATGATCTGTGGGCCTATGACAAGTTCAGTCGTGCAGTAAAGGAAGAGCACGGCCTTGATCCTAGGAGCCACATTCGTTACCTTGAAGACCGTCGCGGTTGTTGCGTTGTTCTCGTCGTAAAGAAAAGCTCTTATAGCTGGGCTATCGACGAGGGCAATTTCAATTGGCTAGTCAACCTGCAGCGTCGCAATCGTGTAGACCAGACTTATGTTGCTCTGGTTGAGGATTGGGATAATGGAGAGATCATCAACTATGACACTGCGTTGAATGTTGACAGTCGCCTTCGCAATGTCCCACCCAATAACGGTGATGACGGAGGCACTTATTGGTGGGTGGACGAGAATTTCACCCCCAGCGGTGGTACCGGTGGTGTGCTGAGTAGGGGTCGCACCCTCACGAAGTCGCCGTTCTAAATGAAGGCAGGTTCCGGTAAAGGTAAAGGGGCAGCTTTCGAGCGTGAAGTCTCTCGAAGGCTGTCCCTTTGGTTATCGGAGGGTAAGCGAGATGATCTCTTGTGGCGCAGTGCTATGAGTGGTGGTCTCGCTACCTTACAATATAGAAAAGACAAGATAAATTTAACACAATCTGGAGATCTGAGTGCGGTAGGGGAAGGTGCGTACGAATTCTGTGAAAAGACCTTTGTTGAATGTAAGCACTATCAGGATTTGCAGATAGGCCGTTCCATTGTAAATAAGACAGGTGGGTTGATTACCTTCTGGAAGATAGTGGTTAGGGAGGCTCGTAAGTATGATAAACGACCTCTGTTGATTGCAAAGCAGAATAGGTATCCCACTATTGTAGTCACTGATACAAGGCATCCTCGTCTCTGGTTAAACCCTATTGTAACAGTGGACCACTGGGAAGTGCCTGCCTTCGTATATAATTTTGACAGTGTTACAAGTGTACGTAGACCGCTTAGGAGAGGTAATTGAAATGGATATTAACTTGAAGAATGCTTATACAAAACTTATCAATAAGCATTATTCAGCGGTTCAAACCGACACGCTTCTAGGTAATTGCGCAGATGATGATAAGTTTCTTAGACTTGAAAGAACTGCCAAACAATTCTGGGCAGACTATCACGAAGCTGAAAAAGAATTTCTCGCATTGTTGGAAGGAAAGGGTAATTGAAATGGACGACGAAAAGAAAGTAATGATTCCAGTCATTCAATTTGGTGGGATGCGCCCGCCGCGTAT